CTAGAGGGATTCATTCCCACTTATCCGTGCTTGCTTGCCCGTCCCTACGACGATAAGAACATCAAGAACATCAAATGGCCGGCGTATAGCCAGCTGAAGGCTGATGGCCTGCGCGTTAATTTGCACACCGATGGCAGAACGGTTTCGATCTGCGGTCGAAGCGGCCGAGACATCGACCTGCTTGGTGCGATGGATGCGGAAATTGCAGAATTAGGCTCCAAGTGGTCAGTTCCTGTCGTATTCGACGGCGAATTGGTCGTTGTTGATGCCAACGGCAAGATCCTGTCACGCAAGGTTGGTAACGGCATTATCAACAAGGCCATCAAGGGCACTATTTCGGCCGAAGAAGCTAAGATGGTGCGTGCTCAGATTTGGGACGTCATTCCTGCAGATGAATTTAGGGCAGGCGTGTCCAAGAAGCCGTATAAAGAGCGATTTGCTGAGGTTTGTGAGCAAATTGCAAGCCTGGCCCCGCAAGGGCAAGCTGCGACTATCGCTGCTCTGCGCGGTAGCACCATGAAATACTGGGCTATTCCGAGCAAGGTTGTGAATAGCCTGCAAGAAGCGGTGGACCACTTCGAGGAACTCCTGGCAGCAGGCGAAGAAGGCACCATTCTGAAGAACTTTGATGGCCTGTGGGAAGATTCCCGCAGTAAGCATCTGGTGAAGATGAAGGCTGAGCGTGATGCGGACCTCGAAATCATCGGCTGGAACCCTGGCCAAGGTCAATTCGAGGGTATGGTCGGTAGCCTGATCGGTGCAACCAGTGACCGCAAGGTCGAAGCTTCGATTAGCGGATTTGATGTGGCGACACGCAAATGGATTACTGAAAATATTGATTCCCTGGTGGGTACCAATACTATCATGACTGTGATGTACAATGAGCGCATCGGCAGCAAGGATAAGAACCGTGCTGGTGTGGATTCACTGTTCCTGCCGCGATTTGTTGAGTTCAGAAGCGACAAAAAGGTTGCGAATAGTTCAGCGGAGATCAAATAATGAGCGAAAAATGGATTGCAGGTGTCATAGCAGCCTTCCTGGTTTCAGTCGCATTGAGCGCCGGGTTTGAAAGCTACACCAAACAACAATGCAGGACTGAAGCGATGAAGACTAACAGGACTGCAGAAGATATTCACAAGATTTGTAGGTAAGCCGGGACTACTCCCGGGAGGGAGTTTAAAATGGAACCGAAATTACTAACAAGAGACCAGTTCCGGGATGGGGTATTCCTTCGGGATGGTCATAAATGCGTCTTTTGTGGAGAACCTGCTAAGGACGCCCACCACATATTGGAGCGCAGGCTCTGGCCTGATGGTGGTTATTACCTGGAAAATGGTGCATCAGTATGTGAGGAACATCACCTTGCATGCGAGCGGACGATTTTGTCCGTAGAAGATGTCCGACATGCGTGTGGCATTACCAAAATCGTGGTGCCACCTCATCTGTATGACGACCACATATATGATAAATGGGGAAACCCTGTACTAGAAGATGGTCGCCGTGGCAAAGGCGAGCTCTTTTTCGATGAATCTGTTCAAAAGGTTCTCGGAGAAGGCGGCGTGCTGGACAAATTCACACCCAGAGTAAAGTATCCGAGGACAAACCATCTACCCTGGAGTCCTGGCGTAAACGATGACGACCGTGTCATTTCGGATCTTTCATTCTTCCAGGGAAAGCGAGTCATTGCCACCAAGAAAATGGATGGAGAGAACACAACTATGTATTGTGACCACATCCATGCTCGCAGTATTGACAGCAGAGGTGGCGAAGACAGGGCATGGGTCAAGCAATTTTGGGCCAGTATTGCACACGACATCCCGCAAGATTGGCGTATTTGTGGCGAGAATCTGTGGGCTGAGCACTCAATACATTACAGCGACTTGCAGTCTTATTTCCTCGGTTTTTCCATGTGGAATGAGCGCAATGTTTGCCTGAGCTGGGATGATACCTTACAGTATTTTGACCTGCTTGGAATTACACCTGTTTCTGTAATTTATGATGGCATTTGGGATGAATCTAAGATTCGAGAGCTGGAAAAGACACTAAGTTGGGAAACCGACGAAGGTTATGTGCTTCGAGTTGCAGATTCCTTCACATATGCTGAGTTTAGAAAGGCAATTGCCAAATATGTTCGCAAAGGACATGTCCAGACCACAAAACATTGGAGAGCTGGTCGTCAGTTTACACCAAATGAACTAAAAACTAAGTAATCCAACTCGATAGGCACATTTATTGTGCCTATTTTTACGGCTGAATAATCACCCTTCCTTGATAAATAAGTATAATTGAACAAGGGCTGAGTAAATGTCAGATATTAAGAAATGGATGAGACTTGTTGAGAGTTCGGAGAACAGAATTGCCGATGTTCCGGAGAAATCCGTTCGTTTTAAGAAGGACGCTACAGTCACTGTCAGCCCTAAAGCTGGTGGCGGTGTTGGAAGATTTGTTGAATATGAAGGCGATGGTTCTGCTATGATCGACATAAAGGGAATAATGAGAAAGTTGTCTGCGGAAGACTTCTCTGCCCCTGCTCGAGATTACGAAGATCCGTATATTAAGGGTAACGACTGGTTTCACGTTAGTCAGGAACCAGATACCGTGGGTACCCTTAAGGATAAGCCAGAATTTCGTCCAGGCGACATGGTCAAGATAGCGGATGTCTATGGTGCAGTGATTGGACCGGGTTACGGAATCTTTATTGCTTACGGAACAACAGGACAGGATTGCATTATCAGCTTCGATAATAAAGAAATTGTTGTACCAACTGCGAACGTTGCGGCAGTTCTGGAACAAAATGCAAAAGATAATTTTGGCGAAATGGATAATGACGGAAATTTGTCACCAATGTCGTTAGGATCGGAAAATGTAAAAGTTGAGGAGCCAGCAATGGATCAAAGAGATGAATTTAGTAAGTGGATGTCAGCAGTTGAAGAAGCTCTTGACTCCGAGGGTAAGGCAGAACTGGCAGAAGGTATGCCTGGCGAGGAATGTGGATGCTGCAAATGGGATTGCCCGGCATGCTTCCCAGAACAAGATGTTCATCCTGGTGAAAATGCAATGCCACATGGTGAAGTACCACCAGAAGTAATTGTCGTTGCAGCAGAGCCTGAAATGGGTGGCGGTGCTTGCCCAAATTGTGGTGCTCCACACGACGATATGGATTGCGACATGGAAATGGAAGAGGTTCCGATGGAACCTAAGATGGATGATGGTATGGGCCTAGACTTCGGTGGCCTCGAAGAAGATGATCCAATGCCAGAAGTCCCAACTCATGAAAAACCACGCTCCGGTAAGGGTGTTAAGCTAGGCGATATCGTCCAGAAATTTGTCCCATCGGGAGAAGATCATTCAGATTCACCACTTACATACGGCGAAGACAATCTTGATGAAGAGGGATTTGAGAACGACCCGGGTCAGGACTTTGCTAGCCCACAAGAAGGACAAATGGAGTGGCAAGAACAACAGACTATGATTGACCAAATTCTGAATTTACAGAATACAGGTATTAGTCAATGCCAACAACCATACACACAAGAGCAATTGGAAGCACTTCCTTTCGAAGAAGTAAAGAAAATTCATGGCGAAGCGACTGGAAATCCGGGCGTCGCCGAAGATAACACTCAGTTGGCTGGCCAGCAAGATATGCTCGCCCCAGCTATGGGCAGCATGCAACAACCACAAGGACAACCAACAATGGAAAACATTGATCAAGATATTCAAACATGGCTAAGCCGTTTCAAAGACTACGATAAACTACGTGCTTCTAAGGCACCTGTTATGGAAAAGAAGGCCAAGCCTGATTTCTTAGACGTAGACAAGGATGGTGACAAGAAGGAATCTTTTAAGAAGGCCGAAAAGGATAAGGAAGCAGTCAAGGAAGACGACGAAAGCGGCAAGAATCCTTGGGAAAAGCTTGCGTCTGGCGACAAGGACGACAAGAAAGAAAAAGTTGGCGACAGCCACAAGACTGCCAAGGGCGGAACTGTTACAAAGACAGACAAGGGTCTAAAGCACGTCAAGG